CCCACCTTTCGGTGGGGCTCAGATTCTCTGGTGGTGGGTCTCCCCAACACCATCGGATCAACCCTCAACTATGGAGCTTCCTGTGGCACCTAGAACCAATACCAGATGGTACAAGACGGCCGGTGGCCTTCATGTCCAAGCTGGAAACCACTCCTACCAATCCGATTATGATCAGGGCTTCGAAAGTCGCTCTGATCAAACCGGTGCGGGGGACTGTGCCCCTTTTACGGTACAAAAGTGGAATTGGACCGGTGGACGCATTAATAAGGCGTACACCTCGTGGTATGAAAGCGATTTCTATAATTATATAGCAGAAGTGCTGTATAATAACGCTAACTTTCCACATCTAGATGTTACAGATGTACCCTCCAACGTCGAAGTCGCCACTAGGGCGGCTGCGAGAACCAGTCCAAGCAAGTCCTATGTGGACGTGCCCGCTGATTTGTTGGAACTCGGAGACATAGCCTACCTCATTAAGGGGTGGGGCGACAGTCTCATTCAGGACGGAGCCAACGTCAACATCGGATTAAATTTCGGTGTTGTTCCGGTGGTTTCCGACCTTATGAAGCTTTGGAGTTTCAATGACCAGGTTGATCGCCGGGTCAAAGTAATCGAAAAGCTTCGAACGGGTAAAGGGTACAGACGAACTGTCGATGACGGCTTGTATTCCTCTACAGCAGAACCAGTAATTGTCTGCCAGAGTACCGGTAGGTTTATTAATAGACCTTTCCGGGTATATACAAGAGTCGGAGTGAGATGCCATTGTCGGTGGGTACCTACCCCCGATCTTAGTTATCTCACTACTCCGTCCTCGATTCGTGCATTAGCCAGGAGAGCGGTGTTAGGTGCCACAATAGATTTATCTACTTTGTGGGAGATAACACCTTGGTCCTGGTTAATCGATTGGTGCGGGAACGTTGGACAGTATTTAGCTGCTCAACGCAACCTCGTACCAGCTCGGCTTGATGGCATTCATGTCATGAAGCACACGAAGACGACCTATGTTTCAGATCAATGGGGTCCTGATGGGTCTGGTTTAACCATGACTCCAATCAGTTTCCTCAGAGAGACTAAGACTAGGACGCCGAGTTTTGTTGCTCCAGTCGCCCACTTTCCGTTTCTTTCGGAAGGTCAAATGGGTATCGTAGCTTCGTTAGCGATAACGAGGATGTAGAAACCCTTGAAACCGCTCTTCGGAGCTACTAAGGAGTTTGGCCATGTTCGCCAACCCAGCCGTTGTTTCAATCAACGCGGTGAATAAGTCTCTCGAACGCACTTCTGGTCCCATTAATGGTGCTTCTGAGTACCATCTTAGGACCGCGCTCGATGAGTATCGAATGCGAGTGGTTAACACTTCGTATCTGGATAAGAAGCGTGGCGTTATGATTGATCGTCATAACGTTGAGCTAATCCAGACGGTGTTTCCCGTCGCTCCCGCTACGACTCCTACTATTAGGAAGACGTATACGGTGATAGAGAATCAAGAAGGGGATACCCTTGTTGATCCTACCTATATTGCCGCGGGTCTGTTCGGATTCTTGACAGCGTCAAGTAACGCGAACATCACCAAGTTGTTGAACGACGAGAGCTAGGTTAGGTACCTAGCGTTAAGAATCTCGTCGAACGGCGGTAGGGCTGGTGGCTTGGATCTTCTCCCTCTAATGGAGGAGTTGATGAAAAGCCAAGTAAATGCCTTACTCCATGTCTGGAAGGGACTCCATAAGGATGTCCTTTCCGCATACCCTGATTTGAAGGGTGCTGATCTCGATTTTGAGAGAATCGCCCTTTATTGTCAGACTAGAGGTGAAGGGTTCTTTACCCTAGACCTCCCTCATCTTGATTCCCTATTACTTAGGGGTCTCGAAGATGGCCGTCTTACGCTCGAAGGACCGCTTTCTAAGCCGGTCTCTAAGAGAGTCCAAGTGCCGAGATTATTCTCGGGACTTTGGTTACGGGTGTTTGACAAGGGATCATGCTTAAGACAGGATGCCGACATTACAGCTATCTTCTTTCTACGGCAGTTATGCTGTATTGGGAAGAAGTTGTTGGTGGACTGCTCGCCGGATCGAATTAACGATACCGTCGGGAGGTTCCACAATGTCGAACGGACCCTTAGACGACCCACTTTGCAGTGGGACGCCGACAGGCTCGACGTCGATGGTCAACGCTATAGTCTCCATCTTAGGGACTACTTTGCCCATCCTCTTACCGATTTGCCTCTCTTCAGTAGCCTCCGCGAGGAGAAAACTGAGGAAGAAGTTCGTCAGGAAGAGGAAGATCGACGCCTCCTCAATCAAGTCCAAAATGTAGCGGACTTGATTGTCAGTACCTGGAACTCTTTCGACCCGGTCAGCTATTCGGCTGATTTGGAATCTGAGAGTTTAGGTATTGGTTTTAAGCACGGGACTGGCGCTGTTGCCGAACGAATTAGCCAAGACGTTAAGTCAAGGTTTTATTCTTGGTCGGCTAAGCTTCAGACCATATTTCCCTTTGAACTCTGCGGCAAAACCGCTGGAGATCCTAGGGAACGTCCTGTTAGCCACGAACTAGCTAGCAGGCTGATGTGCGTTCCTAAGACTGCTAAAGGTCCTAGGCTGATCGCTTCAGAGCCGGCATCACAAATGTGGTGTCAGCAACTGATCTGGAGTTGGCTGCAATCGCAGCTTCAGAAGAGCCAATTCAGGCACTTCATTGACTTCAGGGATCAGAGCAAATCAGGAGATATGGTCTTACAAGCTTCCTTGGACAGATCTCTTGCAACGGTTGATTTATCCGACGCAAGTGATCGACTTTCGTGTTGGACCGTGGAACGGTTATTTAGGACTCATTCGTCCTTTCTAAACGCTCTGCACGCCGCACGAACGAGGTATCTTCTTGATGAAGTATCAGAAGAAACGAGCTTTCTGTCATTACGAAAGTTCGCCTCGCAAGGCACAGCTTCCACATTTCCGGTTCAATCACTATGCTTTCTTGCTATAGCTCTTGGATGCTCTATCCATGGGCCTGTTAGCTTAAAAGCTGTGATGGAAATGCGGGGACGAGTCCGCGTGTTTGGGGACGATATAATTATCCCCAAGCACGGGTATGCACGGCTTTGCCGCGTCATGGACTTACTTCAGTTGAAAGTTAACGTAGCTAAAAGTTACGTCAACGGACACTTTCGTGAGTCCTGCGGCACTGACGGTTTTATGGGGCACGATGTGACCCCTGTAAAGCCTCAGATTTTAGCCGTAGACAGCCCAGCCGCGAGGCTAGCTGTCGTTGACACTTCAAATAACCTTTTTGTGAAAGGATTTTGGAATGCCTCAGACAGCCTTAGGTCCCTACTTCCTCCACGTGTACAACGTGGACTTAGGATTGTGGGTCCATTCGCAGCTGGGTATGCCGGTCTCGCCTCTTTCAGTGGAAGCGATGAATCTCATCTTAAAACAAGATGGAATTCTCGCCTACATCGATTTGAGGTCCAACTCTGGGGAACATCCTCAAGAGAAGGCAAGAGAGACAGGCAAGGCTATGAAGCGTTGTTGGACTTCGTGTCCAACAAGCACAGTCATGAGCGTGCTCGGACTGTGTCTCAATACGCACATAGCCGGAAGACCAGAGATGGTCTTCTATGGGAGCCCCTTAACCCTGGCGCTCGCGTTAATCATTTACCACAAGGCATTTGGACTCGATTCCTTAACCAGGAATCGGTTCCGCCTTGGTTACACGATCCTCACTATAGAGGAAAGCGTAGCCATTGGTTGCCAAGATGGAACCATGATAACGCAGTTTGAGTACCAGGAGGCTCTTACCTACGTCGAGGAAGAAAGTGAAACGGATAGAAGAGATGAGGAAGTTGTGGACTAAGTCCACGGTTTCCGTTGCCTCCGTTATTCGTTAAACCTAAGCCCTCGAAATAGGGCTTAACCATGGAGAATACCATGACTAAGCATTCGCCGCAGTTCATCTACTATAAGAGGGACCTTCCTTCAATGCTGCAAGATTGCAGTGCTGATGCAATATCAGCATGGTTGTACACGGGACTGTTAAAGGACGGCTCTTTTGAGCCAATTCCTCCAGCAGTTAATCCGGACTTCCACTTTTCGGAGGGTTTCCTCGATGAGTTGGATGGCCTGCTCGAATTCGAGCATCGTCCTTAGGACGTGTTAAGGGTGGTATAGGG